ACCAATACAGATATGCGAGGATATTCTAATGGGAGCAGCTTTACCTTATGCAGCAGTTGGTGCTTCTTTACTTGCAGCTAGACAAGCAAGTGCTATTGGTTCTTTCAATCAAGCAGTTGCAGAAAGAAACGCAACTATTGCAGAACAAGAAGCAGAAGCTCAAAAAAAACTTACAACATATAACTTAAATAAATTTAATCAAAGTTTTGAAAAATTACAATCAAGAACAAGAGTAAGTTTATTAAAATCAGGTGTAGAATTATCTGGCACTGCTTTAAAAATTTTACAATCTAATGCAGAGCAAGCTGAACTACAAAGAAATGTAATTGAATATAATGGTCAAGTTGCCGAAGCTAAAAAATTAGAAGAGGCTACTTTTTCAAGAATATCAGGAACACTTGCTAAACGACAAGCTAATCTTCAAGCACTTGGATATATTTCTCAAGCTGGAACTAGTTTACTTAATATGAAACAAGTAGGAATAATTTAATGCCAAAGATACCAACCTTTGAAGCTGAACTTTCACCTACTGCAGAAGTAGGTGCTGTAAAGACTAATTTACAAGTATCTCCAAAAGATACTTTAGCTGGAACTTTATTGCCAGCAGCACAAGATGTTACAAATTATTACATAAAAGAAAAAGAAATATCAAATAAAGTTGAAGGTGGAGAACTTATTGCACAAGCAAAACAAGAATTGTTTGAGTTAGAAGAAAAATCAAAATTAGAATCAACTCCAGAAAAAGGAATATCAAAATTTGAAAATGGTTATAAAACAATAGTTGATAAATATAAAAATAAAGCAGGTAACAATTATATTCAAAAATATTTTCAAATAAATGTATCAGCTAGTAAACCATCATATACATCAAACATTCTAAAAAAAACTAGAGCAAACATGGTTTCAACAAGAACCAATCAAGTTTTAAAAAATGTTCAAGATAAAATATCTGTATTAGTTGATGGGGATAATCCTTTTGATTATCAAACTATTTTTACTTATTCTGTTAATGAATATCAATCATTAGTAAAAGATGGTTTGGCAAGTGAAAATGATTTTAATTTATTTAAAGAAAAACTACCATCACTAGTAGAAGAAACTCAAGTAAGAGAAATAGGTGCAGCAAATGCTGCAAAAGCATTTTTACTTCTTAGTAATGAAAAAAATTTCCCTAATATAAGAGGAGAAGAAAGAAATAAAATAATAAGAGAAATGGGTACTCTTTCTGAACTACAACAAAAAGCATTTAAAGCATCTCAAGATGTAAACATAATTGAAATTGGAGATCAATATTTAAGAAAATTTGGTGAACAAAAATTTTTTGGTGTTTCACCAGAAGATATGCAAAATTTAAAAACAGGTGATGAGGAATTTGATAATCAATTAGAATTAGTAAATGATAAAGTAATTAAAGATAAGTTTAGTTTTGATACAAATTATAATGTAAATTCTGATGTAATTCAAAAAATACAATCAGGAGAAATAACAAATACTAAAACAAAATTTTTATTATCAGGAGAAACAGAAAGTAAAAGTATATTAGAAAGATTAGGAGATGGAGATATAAATGATAAAGATGCTAATTTTTTATCATTGATTATTACTAGAAGTAACAATAATACTTTAAAAAAAGAAGATCAAAAGTTTTTACAATACTTTAATAATCTTATACCTTTACTACAAGGTAATACTTTTTTAAGTTTTTTTGATAAAGAATATAATTTTAGAGCTAGTCAATTAAGACAAGTATTACACAAAAGATATGTAGATGGATTAAGAGAAGGTATACCTATAGAAGATTTATTAAATGCTACTTCAAAAAATTACATTGCAAAAGATATAAAAAGTTATTTACCTAAAACTGCAGACTTAAATAGTATTCTTGATAACATGGTAAATACTTTAGAAATAAAAACAAATACACCTCAAAGAAAAGAAGGAGAAACTATCGAAGAGTATGAGTTAAGAATAAGTGGTGGTATTGACATAGGTGAGGATGCCTCTCCATAATGACTAGTCTTATAGAAAAAGAAGTAAAATATAATGAAGCTGGTTTTACGCAAAAAGAAATAGCAGATTGGAAAAAAGAAAAAGTATTAGAATTAAAATCTGCAGGTTTTAATAATCAAGAAATACAAGAAGAGTTTGGAGCTAAACCAAATAAAGAACCTTTTATAAAATATTTTCAAAACATAAGTAAAGAAATACAAGAAGAAACTTTACAATCAGAAATAGTTGGACCAGACGATCAAATGCTTTACGATTCTATGCAAGAAATAGGAGATCAAAAGTCTATGAAAGAAATACTTGTAGGTAAAAATTTTGATGGTGATGAAATATTAAAGAGAGGTTGGGGTAAAACTTTATACGATATGACTTACAGATTATCTACAGAGAAAGGTTTACCAGAAGTTTTTACAGAAGAAAAACCAGAAGATTATACTTGGTTTGAAGGTTTATTAGAAAGAGGATTAACACTTGGTTCTGAACTTCCTATCTATGGTTTAAGTTATCTTCCCGGTGGTTTAGTCAATCCAGTAGCAGGTGCATTTACTGCAGGAGCAATACCGGGTGCTGCTAGAGAAACAATATTAAAAGGATTAGAACAGCAATCTTATGGACAACCAGTTGAAATATTAAAAAATTTTTTACAGGAAGGAATTAAAGAAGGTGCTAAACAAGGAGTAGTATTTTCAACTACAGCACTTGCTCCACAACTTAGAATACCGGGAGTAGGAAAATTAGCAGATCAATACTTAACAAGAGTAGCATCACAGCTTACAGCTTTTGAAGGAACTGGTGCTATATTAAATGGACAGTTACCAAGTCTAAAAGAGTTCAGTTATTCTGCTGTTTTATTTGGTGGTATAGGTTTAGTTCAACCAAGAAAAACAATGGAAGATAGAACTAAAAAAATATTTGTTGATACAGGTAAAAAACCTAATCAAGTATTTAAAGATTCTATTGTTAATAAAACAATATTAGAAGATGTATCATCAAGAAGTTATGTAAGAGCTTACAAAGGTTTACTTGATAGAAAAGCAGTTGAAAAGAAAGTTGAACCTAAACAACCTGAGATATTATTTAAAGAAGATTTAGCAAACAAAGCATCAGAAAACATTGTATTCAAACCTAAAGTAGAACCTTTAACAGTAGAAAAACTAAAAGAGATAGGTTCTAAAGTTAAAAAGAAAGCTATCATAGAAGGTATAGATAATAAATATCCAATACTTGAAGCTCTTAGAGAAGCAGGTGTTAATACAAAAACAGGAATAGAAAAATTAAACATATATGAACAAGCTAGAGTTTTGGAAGGAATACCAAATAGAGCAGCTTATTTTATAGAAAATAATACAATTAGTTTTAAAAACTTAAATGATAAAGGTGCAGGTTTAAAAACAGTTGTAAAAGAAGTTATTGATAAAGGTAAAACTGAAACTCAATTATTTGAAACTTATTTAATGAATAGAAGAGCATTAGAATTAGCAGAAAGAAAAATTGAATCTGGTTTTAATATTGAAGTGGCAAAAGAATTTGTAAATCAAAACAAATCTAAATTTGAAAATATAGCTAAAAATACAGACAAGTATCAAAAAGAATTATTAGAATATGCAAGAGATGGTGGATTTATAACTGCTGAAGCATTTGCTGCTATGACAGAAGCAAATAAAAATTATGTTACTTATGCTAGAGAATTAATTGGTAAAGATGGAAAAGTTGTAGCTGTTGAAGGAAGTAGTACAAATCCTTTTAAAGAAATAAAAGGTTCTAAGCTAAGAGTATTTCCACCATTAGAACAAATGGTTAAAAACACAAATACTATAGTTAATCTAGTTGAAAGAAATAATGTCAAATTACAATTTATAGATAAAATAGTTCAAGCTAAAAAAAAGGATTCAAATTTATTTCCTTTTATAGAAAAAGTAAATCCAATAAAAACAAATTTACCTAAATCAGAATTATTATCAATTAGAAGAGATGGTAAATTAGAAACATGGAGTGTAGGTAAAGATTTAGTTAATGCTTTCAAAACTTTAGATCAACAAGGTGCAAGTATGTTGTTCAATTATTTAGGTGCTCCTGCTAGAACTCTTAGAGCTGGTGCAATTTTAATTCCTGACTTTGCTGTACCAAACTTTTTCAGAGATACTATGCAAGCTAGTTTTTTAAATAAAGTTGGTTTTGTTCCAATACAAGATTCTTTGATTGGTATGTTTAATATTATTACTAGAGGTAGAAGTAAAAAAGCACAAGATATGTATAATAAATATGTAAAATCTGGTGGTATGCAATCTACACTTCTTGCTGTTGATAGACCTAATTTATTTGATGGTAAAGTTTATGACATTCTTTCTAAAGGACCAGTTAGAAATGCAGACAAAGGTATGTTAGCTCCATTTAGAGCATTAACTAGATTATCAGAGGAGATGACAAGATTTAGAATATTTGAAAAAACATATCGAAAAGCAATCGACAAAGGATTGACAGAAAGGCAAGCTCTTGAAAGAGCTGGGTTTGAAGCTAGGAATCTTTTAGATTATGCAAAACGAGGAACACTAGGAAATAATATAAATAGACTTGTTCCATTTTGGAACGCAAGAGTTCAAGGTTTAACAAGATTGTATGAAGCCTTTAGAGATCAACCTGCTAGAACTACAGGTATGATTGGTGCTTATGTTGTTATTCCAACATTAGGTTTTTATATGTTAAACAAAGACGATCCTGATTACAAAGAACAACCTGAGTGGTTAAAGCAAGCATACTATTATTTTAAGATAGGTGATAAGCCTTATAGATTTCCAAAACCTTTTGAAGTTGGAACTCTTGTATCTTCAATGGTTGAAAAAACTTTAGATTGGGTAAGAACAAATGAACCTCAAGAATTTGCAAGATTTGCAAAAGATTTTTTAACAAGTAATGCTAAAGGTTTTTATCCTTTTCCAACTGCAATTAGACCTTTTGCAGAAAATTTTATGAACTATAGTTTTTTTAGAGATGCACCTTTAGTTCCAAAATCTTTGGATAGAAATTTACCTAATAAATTTTATTATACTGAATACACATCAGAAACATTTAAGTTGGTTTCAAAATTATTAAATGATTTAGTTGGTGATGACAGTTTCTTTGCAACAAATCCTATTCATGCTGAGAATGTATTTAGATCATGGACAGGCGGTATAGGAAGATATATTATTGACATATTAGATTATGCTTTAGTCAAAGGTGAAATTATTGATGATCCTATAAAACCAACAGATACTTTATCTAAAATACCAGTAATAAGAGCTTTTGATGTAAGAGATGTACCCGGATATTCTGCGAAATCTATAGTTAGATTTTTTGAAGAGTATGAAAAGGTAGATACTATTCTAAATGGTATGGATTTTGCTTATAAAAATGGTGATTTTAAAGAATATAAAAAGTTACAAGAGTCTTTAAATCTTGACCATAATTTAATAAAAGATACTAGACAATCAATAAAAGATTTGGACAAACAGATAAGAGCTATATATAACATAAAGAAGTTTCCAAATGGTGATATACCAACGCCAAATGAAAAGAGAGAGCTAATAGATGACCATTATAAATTAATGATTAATTTTGCTCAACAAGGACTAACAATTCTTGAAAATGCTAAGAAAAAATAATATAGGATAACTATGACAGTATCTACAACGATAATAAAATCATCACATAATGGTAATGGCTCAACCACAACTTTTGCCTACAATTTTAAAATATTTGCGGACACAGATTTAGTA